ATATTCCGGACTGACACCAGAATTACATCAGCGGTTGGTCGATGAACATGCAGCGCTTAAGCAGGCTCACAAGAAAGGTTCTTATAAACAGTTCTTTCAAGAGGTCAAGCAGTGCGATGAGTTACAAGCTCGCATCATATATCAAGCATTCAACGCCGCAGTGGTGGAGCGTGCGAGGATATCGCCAGCGACTGTCAATAGATTGGAAGGCATTATTTCCGATGAACTTTTCAACGACCTGCAAGATTATCTGTCTACTAATTACACAAGGGGTAAAACCACGCGCCAATTTTTGGATAAAACAAACGCAGGACTTCCAGAGCACCTTTTTAAGCAGTTCCAAGAGGAAGTGGAAGCACTGCGCAAGGAACACGCTAGATACATAAATGATTACATCAGAAGTGTCAAAGGGTGCGACCAAAAAAGTGCTAACAAAACCCAAAACGCCCTTAATTGTTGCTATGCGGAGAAAGCCGCCCTAACGCCTTTGAAAGCAATTCAAATGGAAGGAATGCTATCAAGAGAGTTATTCAGCGAGATTATTGATTTTGTCTTCAATAATTACGAATGGTCCGAAACTTTGGATGACGAAGTTGACCGCATCATACTTAAATATCGCACCAAGGGCAAGGTTGGACGTAATAAAATCACGGTCAGAAAAACCTTATATAAAGCCTATGCTCTAGGCGTGTAGCTAGAACGGTCTATGAGGGTTCGACTCCCTCGCTAGCTATTACCAGTCAATATATATTAGAAAAGAGGAGCCTTTTGATTTCTTTTTCATTCAAATCAGCAGAAACGTGACTGGTCGTGGATGCGCCAAAATCCAGTAAATCTAAAACATAGAAAGTAGGTATTCCTTTATTTATTATTCACAAAATCTAAAGCGCATTACTGGTGGCGTGATTATTCAAGGCTTATGCCTGCAAGTAGATATAGGTCAGAAATCTCCATAATTCATCCGACTTAATTCTTGTATTATTTCAAAAACGAAAGGGGAATATCCCCGATAATGATTTCACTATATCTGGCTGGAATGGTTGCATAAGGGGTTCGATTCCTCTTGCCAGTCATTGTCTGTCAAAACACTAAAAATAAAAAATGAAGCTAAAAAATGGATATAGATTTTTAGTGGCTTGAACACTTTTCGACACTTTTTCAACATCGGACAAGCTGACAGACCTTGTCCAAACAAACCCAGCAAATTTTAAGAAAAAAGGATGTGAAACACCCTCTTTCTTATTGATATCTTGCATTACTAAAAAGCCAAAGATCTTGCTGGTGTCAATGGCTAGAAAGGAGGTAGCACCAAGGCTCACAAACTCAATCTTTTCATATCTCTTAATTACTGAGCCGAAGAAAATAAAAAAAAGACCCAGACTAATGCCTAGGACCATTCAAACGCTAATAATAATATTATACCATAAAGGAATGTAATTTATGAGAACAGTGGAACGGCTGCAACAAATCAAGGCGCTTGATAGATATATTGACAGTCAGATAGAACAGATTAAACGACTGGAATCACAAGCACTAAAAGTAACGGCTGGTGCAATGCAAACAGACATGGTCCAAGGTGGCAAACGTAAGGGTAAGGATGATATCTATGTGGAGCTTATGACGGCCCGTGAAGAAGTAGAACGATTCACTGCTGAAGCCATCAAACAGAAACTAGAGTTTCGCCGGCAGATAGCAAACGTGGGGGATATAGACGCTAGGTCCCTACTTCAAATGGTATATATAGACCAGCTGGATATCTGGCAGATATGCGACCGCATGGGCTTTAGTAAAGCTACATACTACGTTAAGTTAAGACAAGCCGAGAAGTATTTGGATTAATCTACAGTGGTATATACCAATTCATACGGCATCATACTACCAACGTGGTAATATAGTATTATCGAATCAGAAGGACACAGTAGTGTTCTTCTTTTACTTTATCTGGAAGGAGGTATGCCAATGCCAATGGTCAGACGATGTAAGGCAGAGGGGTGCCGTGCCTTAACAGAGAGACCAGCACACTACTGTCCTGCACACAAGGACATGGAAGCAGCATACACGCAAGAAAGGCAGAGATACTCACGTACTAGATACAACACACGAGTAAGGAACCGAGACGATGAGAGCAAGGAACGGTATGCGTTCTATCGGTCAAAGATTTGGTCTTCTATTCGTAAGATAGCTTTAGAACGTGACAACTATCTGTGTCAGTACTGTCTAGCGTTGGGTGTGACCACACCAGACGCACGTATAGGCGACCACGTAACACCCGTTGAAATAGCTCCAGAACTTAGGACTGAAATTTCAAACGTGGTAGCTACATGCAGAAGCTGCGATAACACCAAGAGGACTTTAGAACAAGAAATCTATGGTACTGGTCAAAATAGAACAAAACAGAACACCGAGCTACGACTTTCCGTGGCAACGTGGGCAGATTTAATAGCCCGCAAAAAAGAGGACGTCGTTAAACCCCTCTAATAAGCCCATAGCACGATTTTATAATAAGGGTGGTGTAATAACCCTCGACCCAATTTAAAATTGACCCCCGCCCCCTTCTCGTGCCAAGGAGAGCCGCCACAAGGTGTTTTCTTACACCGCACGCCAATTTTGAGGGTTTTAACAAGGGTCTATTTTAAATTTAGGAGGTGAGAGCGTGGCAAATAAGTCACCAGCAAGGCGTGAGCCGTTTTACAAGCAAAATGACCGTTTTCTACCGCTTGACCCACCAAACTACTTAGGGACAGTGGCGAGGACGGTTTGGACTAAAATCATTCCTTTTTTAAAAGCAACAGAAAAGGTCGAACGCATTGACACCTTTCTGGTAGAAACCTACTGCACGACCTACGAGATTTACAAGAAAGCCTACGAGGACGTGAAAGAAAACGGTATCCAAACCGAGATTATTAAATATATCCAGTCTCCCGGTAGTGGTGAGATTTTAGGTGAACAGTCAATGGGGTTTAAGAAAAACCCAGCCGTTGCGACGATGAAAGACGCTGCTGAAACCCTTAATAAAATAGGTATTCAGCTAGGTTTGACCCCTAAAGGACGGGCAGAATTGGCTGAAATAGCCGGAAGCCAAGCGGATAATACATCTATGAAAGATAAAATGGCAGCATTCTTTAAATAAAGGAGGTGAAACATGCAAGAGATTGACTTAACCAAGTCGAAAGATGTAATCGGTGCTTATAATAGCATCGATTTTTCTTATGAGCGAAAAACATATACCGACTATGGCACACAATATTGTTTTAACGTGCTAGATGGCAAGATTGTCGCTGGTTACAATATCCAATTAGCATGTTTTAGGCACCTCCGAGACTTGCAAAGACAAGGGGATAGCGATTTTCCTTATGTCTATTCAGCCGAAGCGTTTAACCGTTTCTTGAAATTTCTATCACTAGTGCCAAACGTTGATGATCTGAGCCAAAAGTTAGAGCCTATGGATTGGCAGTATTTCATATTTGCCCAACTCTTTGCATGGTTCGATTTAGACGATGTACCAAGGTTTTCAAATATCATCATTTCTATTGCCCGTTCACAAGGTAAAACGATGATAGCTGGTATTTGTCTTAATTTCTCTTATTTGATTGAGATTATTGGGCAAAGTAACCAAGATTTTCTGGTTAGTTCGCTAAACTTCGACCAGACGATGAAGCTCTTTACATACGTTAAGTCTATGATGGCTAGAATCATCGAGAATGAGCCGTTTAAGTCGCTAGCAGAAGAAACACAAGTCCAATTATATTCACGAGAGATTAAATCGCTCGTAGATGCCAATACCATTCATACTATCTCTTTTGAATCGGGTAAATTTGACGGTAAGCACTTTAAACTGGCCGTGGCCGATGAAGTCGGTGAGCTTAGAACGGATGAAGGGATTTCTAAAATCACATCCGGGCAAGTTAATACCGAGGGCTCGCGTTTTATTGAGATTTCAACATCTTACCAAACGCCCGATGTTCCATTTCATCAAGAGCAAAAGAAACTGATTGAGATTATGGAACGTGACTTTGACCGTTCTGGTGATGATCAGCTATGTCTAATTTGGTCTCAAGATAACTTGGAAGAAGTCTTTAAACCAGAAACATGGGCAAAGAGTAACCCACTACTTAACCACCCTAAATTAAAGGATGGATTGATGAAAGGGTTACTTTCTGAGCGTGATAAGAAACTGCTTATGGGGAAACTTGCTGACTTCCAAGTCAAAAACATGAATTGTTGGTTGCTAGCAGATAGCAACAGTTTCCTTGATTTGACTGATATCGAGAATGCCGTTGTTGATGAATTTGATATCAAGGGCAAGCGTGTCTATGTCGGTCTTGATGCTTCAATGTTCAGCGATAACACGGCTATTGGTTTCGTCTATCCCTACGTTACTGAAGACGGTAGTCAGAAATGGCACATCGAACAACATAGTTTCATTCCCTGGCAACAAGCCGGCTCGTTAGAAGCCAAAATGGAACAGGACGGCGTTAACTATCGAGATTTGGAAACCAAGGGTTTTTGTACAATTACAAGCCATCCACAAGGGCTTATCAATCCAGAGGAAGTGTACCGTTGGTTTTGTGAGTACGTGGAAGACAATCAGCTTGATGTGGTCTTCTTTGGCTACGATGCTATGGGAGTATCAAAGATTATCAAAGCCTTGGAATCTAACACTAGTTTCCCACTTATGCCAATTAGGCAGCGTACAAGCGAGCTGAAAGACCCTACAAAATTCCTTCAAACGCTCTTTATCGAAGGCAATATCACCCGCCTTGATGACGAAATCATGCGTAAAGCCTTGATAAATGCAGTGATTAAAGAGGATAACATCGGTATTCAAGTCGATAAAATGAAATCAACTTATAAGATTGACGTTGTGGATGCTCTTATCGATGCGTTTTACGATGGCATGTACGCTTTTGAAGATTACGCTATCACCAACAATCCTACGTGGAAGGTCGAACACATGAGTCAAGAAGCCGTTTTAAATTGGCTAAAAAACCCAGATAGTGGGCTATTAGAGGAGTATTAATACATGATTTTAAAGTTTTTTAAGGCAATTTGGGCTATTTTTGACATCCTTATGTTCATTTTAGCTGCAATTTCGCTTAATTTAACGACTTATAACCTCGGCTACGTATGGTTTGGTATCAGTATGACCATTACATTCGTATTAGCAGGTTTAATTAGTGAGCTAGCCGCCAAGAAAGGCTAGAAAGGAGGTGATAATAATTGCCGATATTTAATTTAGCAACCGAAAGCCCACCGAGCAACCAAGGGGGCTTTTTTGATATTACTGATCCAGAGTTTCTAGCTACTTTGAATGGTAGTGAGTGGGTATCAGCCGAAACCGCTCTAAAAAACTCGGACCTATTCTCTATTATCAGTCAGTTATCCAATGACCTTGCGACTGCTAAGCTAACGACTAGCCGAAAACAAATGCAAGGCATCGTGGATAACCCGTCTAACAACGCTAATCGCTTTAACTTTTACCAATCTATCTTTGCTCAAATGCTATTGGGTGGTGAAGCCTTTGCATATCGGTGGCGTAATGACAACGGGCGTGATATGAAGTGGGAGTATTTAAGACCATCTCAAGTCACTTTCAATCGATTGGACAATCAGAATGGTCTTTATTACAACATCACGTTTGACGACCCACGCATTCCACCGAAACAGCATGTACCACAAAGCGACATCTTACACTTCAGACTACTTTCTGTAGATGGTGGTTTGACAAGCGTAAGTCCGTTGATGGCTCTTGGTAGAGAACTTGATATCCAGAAAGCTAGTGATAAGCTAACGCTTAATTCCCTTAAAAATGCCCTAAACGCTAATGGTATTTTGAAGATTAAGGGCGGTGGTTTGCTCGATTTCAAAACCAAGGTCTCACGCTCACGACAAGCGATGAAGCAAATGCAAGGCGGTCCGTTGGTACTGGATGATTTAGAGGACTTCACACCTCTTGAAATCAAATCCAACGTGGCCCAACTACTTAAGCAAGCGGACTGGACGACCGGACAATTTGCCAAAGTCTACGGTATCCCAGAGAATGTTGTCGGTGGACAAGGTGACCAACAATCATCACTAGAAATGAGTTCCAATGTGTACTCTAAAGCAGTCGCACGTTATTTAAGACCGTTTCTTAGTGAGTTGTCTCAAAAACTTTCATGCGATGTGGATGCGGATATTTTCCCAGCGGTTGACCCGACTGGTGCTAACTATATCAGCCGTATCAATAGCATGGTTAAAAGCGGCACACTCGCACAAAATCAAGGCTTGTATATTTTGCAACAAGCTGAGATTTTGCCTAAAGAGTTGCCGAAGGGTGAAAACCCTAACCGAACCGTATTGAAAGGAGGTGAGACAAATGGGCAAGATTGACATTAAAGGCGATATTGTAAGCGATGATGCTGGTGCTTTTTACGAATACTTTGGCATGTCTAGTACCTATCCCAAACTGGTACAGGATGCCATTGCTAACGATGAAGACGAAGAAATCACGCTTAATATAGCGTCAAATGGTGGTGATGTGTTTGCAGCTAGCGAAATCTATACAATGCTTAAATCAAGCGGCAAGCGTATTGTGGTTAATGTGCAAGGGCTTGCTGCTAGTGCTGCAAGTGTCATTTCTATGGCTGGTGATACCGTGCGTATCAGTCCAACGGCACATATTATGATTCACAAAGCGTCTACTGGTGTCATCGGAAATAGCGATGACCTAGAGCATCAATCAGCGGTCTTAAATAGCATTGATGAGTCTATCGCTTTGGCTTATGAAATGAAGACTGGTCTTAAACAACCGGAATTACTAGATCTTATGGCTAAAGAGACATGGCTTAATGCTAAAACTGCCGTTGATAAAGGGTTTGCGGATGAAATCATGTTCTTCGATAACGATGAAGAAGAAATCATGGTTACGAATGCCGTGCATCAACTACCAAGCAAATCAGCAATCACTAAATTTAAGAATATGATTGCTACACCTAAGACCAATTCATTGCGTGAGCAGAAATTGGCTATTTTACTTGAAAAATGAAAGGAAGATGATTGATGAAAACATCAAACGAATTGCATGACCTTTGGGTTGCTCAAGGCGACAAGGTCGAAAATCTTAATGAAAAACTTAACGTAGCTATGCTTGATGATTCAGTAACCGCTGAAGAATTGCAAGCAATCAAAAACGAGCGTGACACTGCGAAAATGAAACGTGACATGTTCAAAGAACAATATACTGAAGCTCGTGCTAGCGAAGTAGCTAACATGACTGAAGAAGACAAGAAACCTTTGACTGAGAATGAAGAAGAAGTGAAAGCTAATTTTGTCAAAGACTTCAAAAACCTTGTTCGTGGTCGTTACCAAAACTTGCTTGATTCTAAAACAGACGCATCTGGTTCTGACGCTGGCTTGACTATCCCACAAGATATCCGCACAGTTATCAATACATTGGTTCGTCAATACGATTCATTGCAAGAGTACGTTAACGTTGAAAACGTAACTACTCTTACTGGTTCTCGTGTTTACGAAAAATGGGCTGACATTACTGGACTTAACAAAATTGATGATGAAGCTGGTCAAATCGGTGCAAATGATGATCCAAAACTTTCTCTTATCCGCTACGCTATCAAACGCTATGCTGGTATCTCAACAGTAACTAACAGCTTGCTTGCTGATTCTGCTGAAAATATCCTCGCATGGTTGTCTGGATGGATTGCGAAGAAAGTCGTTGTTACTCGTAACAAAGCTATCTTGGAAGTTATCGCAACACTCCCAACTAAACCAACATTGGCTAAGTGGGATGACATCATTGATCTCGAAGCTAAAGTTGACCCAGCAATCAAACAAACTTCATTCTTTTTGACTAACACTTCTGGCTTTACTGCTCTTAAGAAAGTTAAGAATGCAATGGGTGACTACCTCATGGAACGTGACGTGAAATCACCAACTGGATACTCAATCGATGGTTTCGCAGTTAAAGAAGTTTCTGACCGCTGGCTTGCTAATGGAACTGGTGGAGCTATGCCGTTGTACTTTGGTGACTTGAAACAAGCGGTAACATTGTTTGACCGTCAACACTTGTTACTACTTTCAACTAACATCGGTGGCGGTGCTTTCGAAACGGATACTACTAAAGTACGTGTTATTGACCGCTTCGATGTTGTTAAAACTGATGAAGAAGCGTTTGTGCCAGCGTCATTCAAAGTTATCGCTGACCAAAAAGCTAATCTTACTGCTGGAGCTTAATTAGGAGGTAAGTAATGAGTGTATCTAAGGAAACTATCATGCAGACCCTCAATCTGGATGAGACAGACGACACTGCACTCATTCCAGCTTACATTGAATCGGCTCAACAGTATATTATCAATGCAGTCGGTAATGACCCGAAATTCTACGACCTTGACAGTGTGGAATCTCTATATGACACGGCTGTAATAGCCCTCACAAGCTCTTATTTCACTTATAGAGTCGCTTTGACAGATACAGTGACTTATCCGATTAACCTAACTTTGAATAGCATTATCGGGCAATTAAGGGGCTTATACGCAACGTACAGTGAAGAAAGAGGTGACTAATGCCTAAAGTTAGATATTTACCCTCAGACTTTCGTTTCAAGGCTGATTTCGGTATATACCAAAGCACACCTAACAAGTTTACGGGTGTGAGTGTGCCGAAATTCGTGAAACAGTTTACGTTGCATTATAAACCCCATACTCGCACACTCAATCAAGAGTATTTAGCCCAACAAAATGGTGAAACCGATACAAAAGTTATCGTAATTCGCCATAATGCCAAAGTAGTTGAAGGTCAAGTCGCTGTTTTAAATGGCACTCAATATGATATTGTGCGTGTTAGCCCAAACGAAAACTTTGGGCTTAACCGCTACGACTTTCTGACTTTGAGAAAGCACAAGAAAGTTGGGTGATGGCTTATGGTAGGGCTTGACAAAGCACTAGAGGGCTGGCTTGAAACAGTCGCCAGCATTGGTGATTTAACACCAGCGGAACAAGCCAAAATAACAACCGCTGGCGCAAAGGTGTTTCAAAAGGAACTGGAAGAGGTTACTAAGGAGAAACACTACTCAAATAAGAAACATTTGAAGTATGGGCACATGGCTGACGGTTTATCTGTCCAGTCCACTAATGCGGACGGCAGAAAGAACGGTGTGGCAACCGTAGGCTGGAAGAATAATTACCACGCACAAAATGCCAGACGATTAAATGACGGCACCAAGAAATACCGCGCTGATCATTTCGTTACCAATGTCCAAAACGATAGCGCTGTCCAAAGGAAGGTGCTATTAGCAGAAAAAGAGGAATATGAAAAACTCATTCGAAAAAAAGGAGGAAAGTGATTAAGTGTTAGCAACCGTAAAACTAAAAGAGCTAATTGACGGCAAAGAATTTGGTGAAATAAGCGAAGTATATGCAAACAACTTGCCTAAAGAGCTCGAAGAAAACACCGATAAGACAATCGTTTTGCTCACTGAAAGCAATCCGTCCCTTGATTTGAGTGGGAATAATACCTTTTTCGGAAAAACAGATAGAGTGGAAGTCCAGATTTTTTACAAGGCTGACATCGATTTTGATATCGAAGCCTTTGAAATGGAGTTACTGAAATTCCTAAAATCTGAGCACTACTCAATTACAGATATGAGAGAACATAGCATAGACCCCGATACGTTACAACTTACGGCGGTTTTTTTTGTTGCTCTCGACAGATTAATTTAACAAAGGAGAAATTACTATATGGCAATTGTAGGTTTGAAAATGGTTCGCCTTGCTTTGGTTGACCCAAAAACCCAAAAACTACTTAAAGGTGCTGACGGCCTTTCTACTGATGGCGTGATTGAAGTTGATTCTAAAATGCTTGGTACTCGTACCGCTAACATTTCCAACTTGGAAGGTCAAGCGACTAAAGTTCCCGGAAACAACTCAGTACAAGACGTTATGATCGCACCGGGGTCACCAACCGTGGCATTCGACTTCAATAACCTTGACTTCGAAATCAAACAAAAAATGCTCGGTTTTAAACCAGACGGCAAGGGTGGTTACGTGATGGATGGTGAGAAACCACACACAGCGGTATTGATTGAATCTGAAACGCTTGACCGCAAACATTCAGTGTTCTTTGGTTTCGCTAACGGAATCATGCAAGAATCAACTCAAAACGTTGCAACAGATACAGATACTGCCCAAACTCGTCAAGACGATAACATGACATTCAATGCCTTGTCAGCGGATGCGTTCGGTGGTGAGCCTTACAAGAAATACTACACTGGTGCATCTAACTTCGATAAAGCAAATATGTTTAAAGAAGTATTTGGTGGATATGTTCTCACTGGTACACCAGGAATCGGTGGATAATCTAAATAATTCGCAAGAGGTCGGGCTCATGGCCTGACCTCTATTTTTGTTAAAAGGAGTAAAGATAAATGGAAATCAAAACTATTCAAATCCCAGAAATCAGTAAGAAAGCCTTCAAGGTTACTACAAGCAACCGTAACGTCTTGCGTATGCATGAGTATCAACTTGCCGTGCTTAAAATCAGCGACACCGTCGAAGAAAGCGACACACAAGAGCAAGCACAAGCAAGCTTCACAATTCTTAAAGAAATGCTTGGTTTCATCCGTGCTGTCCTCAATTTGGATGATGAAGCCTATGACAAATTGCTTGATTTGGATAATGTCCGTACACAAGAGATTGCCGAAAAATTGGTGGGCTATATGTACGGATTGACAGACGAACAACTTGAAAACGCCGCTGGTGAAACTGACCCAAAAGACTAAAGTCTAAAGGCGAACAGATTTTTGATTTAGAAAATCGCATTGAAGATTTAAAAATCATTGCTAAAAAATCAATCCAAGGCTTTGGGTGGACACTGGATCAGTATTATGACACTGATTATTACGAGCTAATGAAAATCTTAAATGCCAAAGAGGAAGAAGATAGAATGGTCGACCCAACATCTTTACTCTAATTTTTAAGGAAAGGAGGAAAAATAATACATGGCAAAAGTACAAGCTACCATGTCCACGGAAATCGCCTTAGATACGCTACAAGCGGCTAACTCGATTAAGCGGTTAACTCAGTTAGTCAACAGTTCTACTAACGCATGGAAGGCACAAGAGAGCCAAATGCGTAGTGCTGGTGACTATTTGGGAGCAGCACAAGCTAAGTACGATGGTTTGGGTAATGCTATCCAAAACCAACAACATAAGATTGAGAAACTGAAACAAGAACAGTCTCAGCTTAAAGGAAGTACCGCTGAAACCGCTGAACAGTACCTTAAGTACCAACAACAGATTGACCAAGCCACTACACGCTTGGCATCGTTGGAAAACCAACAACGACAAGCTAAAAACAGTCTGGATTATCATCGGTCTGGGCTTGCCGAATTGCAAAAAGAGTACAAGCTACAAAACGAAACTTCCGACACTTACATTAAACGCTTGAAAGCGGAAGGCAAGGAAGATGAAGCTAGACAAGAACAGCTTAAGCAATACAAGGGCTCAATTACTAATTTAAACAAGCAGTATGAGAAACAGAAAGAAATGCTTGAGCGTGTCGCTCGTCAATCCGGTAAAACCTCTGAAGAATACCTCGTTCAGCGTAGACGTTTGGACGAAACGGCTACTAGTTTGGCTCACGCTCGTAACGCTGCCGATAAGTTAAATGATGAAATCGAGCAAAGTCAACGGTCTAGCTCACTCATTGGACGCTTGAAAGATAGTTTTAAACGATTAGGTAGTGAAGTTAGTGAGACTGAAACAAGGACCTCACGATTAAAAGGTATCTTCGGAGCTACGTTTGCGGCTAACCTCATTAGCAATGGTTTCCAAAACGCATTGGGAGCTATCAAAGGTAAGTTTGACGAAATCGCACAATCCAGTGCTGAGTATGTCAAATACCAACAAACCATGAACGCCACTTGGCTAACCTTAACGGGTAATGCTGAAGAAGGTAAAAAGATGGTCGATATGACCAACCAAATGGCACAAGCAGCGGCCAACTCAACCGAAATGGTTGACGGCATGAACCAAAAATTCTATGCCGTAACTCATAATACTGAGTTGACTAAGCAACAAACGCAAGCCATCTTGACTTTGCAAGACGCTTTTGGTCAAACCGATGCAGCCGTTGAGAATTTCGCAACCCAATGGGCTCAAATGATTGCCAATGGTAAAGTCCAAGGGCAAGATATGATGTCAATTATCAATGTCTTCCCGGAAATGAAAAACCAACTTAAAGAAGTGGCAGCACAAGAGCTTGGGATTACAGACATGACCGCAGATAAATATGCGGAACTCCAAAAAGACGGTAAGATTACCGCTGAGATGGCACAGAAAGCCTTGTTCGAGTTGCAAGACAAGTACAAGGATGCGACGGCTAACTTCTCAACCACTATCGGTGGTCTTGAAAGAACGATTCAGTCTCGTATGCCAGCGGTAGTCGCAGCGTTCCGTGACCCAATCGATAAAATGAAAAACCCATTCTTGCAACAGATTGGGGATTGGGTTGCTGATCCTAACACTGAAACTAAGTTTAAAGATTTAGGGGAACACGTTTCCAAAGGTCTAGGCACAATCATGGATGCCTTTTCTAAGGTCTTTAACTTAGGGGATGGCAAAGATAAAATAAATAGCTTTATGGACGGCTTAAACAACGTTGTCGATAAGGTTAGTCAAACTATTGCTAATAACGCCCCTAAGATTGTGGCTTTCTTCAAGGAAGTTAAAGACAGTTTAGGAGCGGTGTTCAGCATTGGTAAAGACTTTGCTGGTGGTGTCTGGGAAGTTGCCATTGACATGATTAAGGGTGTCGCTGGTGCTTTCAATACCATGACTGGTAACGGTAAGAAGGCTAAAGGACCAGTTACATCACTTTCCAAGGCTTTGGGTGGTATTGCCAAGCATAAAACGGCTATTAAAACAGTCGGTTCTTTATTCGCTGCTTATTTTGTAGGCTCTAAGATTGCCCTTGGCATTACAGCCGTCGTTAAAGGTATCCACGCATGGCGAACAGCTACAGTCGGGATGACTGCGGCACAAAAATTATTGAACCTAGCTTTGGCATCTAACCCTATCGGTTTGATTGTGACTGCCGTAACGCTAGCTATTACTTCTTTAGTGCTACTCTACAAACACAACAAGAAATTCAAAGAGTTTGTCGATAATATGTTCAAGGCTGCAAAGAAAGCCTTTGATAAAATCTTCAAAGTTACCAAAGAAATCTTTGGCAAAATCATTGATTTCTTCAAAAAGGACTGGAAACAAGTCCTTTTATTTATTGCCAACCCTATTGCTGGAGCGTTTGCTTTAATCTATAAGCACAATAAGAAATTCAAGAAATTCGTTGATGGTATTGTAAAAAGTATCAAAGACGGTTTTTCTAATGCTGGCAAATGGCTCGGTAAGACATGGGATGGCATGAAGAAGACCTGGACGGGTGCGATGGATTCAATGACCAAGAGCACCAAGAAAGGCTTTGAAAAGACCAAGACTTACTTCACTGGTGGCGAAAAAGGTATTAAAGCCTTCACTAACACCGCTAAGAAGTTGCTTGTAATCTCTAATCCAGTAGTCGCTGGTTTTGAGTTGATGTACAAGCACAATAAACCATTCAAGAAGTTTGTTGATAGCACCGTGGACCATGTCAAAGATATGGCGAAGGGCGTTGCAAAACACATGACCAACCTTAAAAAAGATTGGGGCGAAAAGTGGGACAACGTCAAGAAATTCGCATCTAAGACATGGGAAGGTATCAAGAGTAATGCTACGGAAGCCATGACTGCCCTTGGTAAGGATATTGACAAACATCACAAAGGTATCAATAAGAATTGGTTTGACGGTTGGGAAAACTCTAAGAAATTCCTTTCGAAAAAATGGGATGAAATCGGAGCGTTAACGCAAGAGAAATTTGGTGTTAACATTACCAAACTAATCACGGATGCCTTAACCAACATTGCTAAATTCTTCAAAGATACGTGGGATAACGTTAAAAAAGGCTTTGGCGAAATGTGGGACGGCATGAAAAAACTTGCCGGCGATGGTATCAACGCTGTCATCGCATTGCCTAACGCTGGTATTGACGGCATTAACAAACTGATTTCTGATTTCGGCGGTAGCAAAGAAGCTATTTCTAAAATCCCGAAAGTTAAGTTTGCCGGCGGTACTGGTATGTTTAGCTCATACCGAAACCCAATCACTAAACCTACATTAGCTACGCTTAATGATGGCTACGACAGTCCAGAAACCAACAATCAAGAAATGGTTATTCTACCTAATGGTAAGTCATTCTTGCCACAAGGTCGAAACGTTGAATACCTCTTGCCAGCCGGTTCGGAAGTGATTAATGCTAGTGAATTGGCTATGCTCATGGGCGTTGAACGTGGAGCGTTTGCGAAAGGTACTGGATTCTGGTCTAAAATCTGGGATACGGCTACTAATGTAGCTGGCTCAGTGTGGGATACCATGAAAAACGGTGTCGATAAATTCATGAAAATGATTGAGTTTGTCACCGATGTCGTTAAAGACCCAGTCGGATCATTGGCTAAGAAATTCAGTCCTAACGCTGATAAGTTAGCCGGTATGTTTAACCCGCTTGGTAACGCATTGTATAAGAAACCGGTTGAAGAAGCTAAGAACTGGTGGAAAGAGCTTTGGTCTATGGCTAACGCTTCGATGGATGAAGGTACTGTGGCTATGGGTGCTAAAGGCGATGACTACCGCTTCAAAGACAAGGCTAAAGATGCTGGTGCTGACCCTTGGGGCTATTTCTATCGTGAGTGTGTATCCTTCGTTGCCAGCCGTTTGGCAAACCTTGGTGTTAAGCCTAGCTTGTTTAGTCACCTCGGAAATGGTAATCAATGGATATCTGCCAGCGTGCCACACTTAAGCAGACCAAAACCGGGTACAGTAGCCGTCTACACTGGTGGACCTGTTTCAAGCAACCACGTTGACTTTGTAACAGCGGTACATGGTGATACCTATGACGGTGAAGAATACAACTACGGCGGGAATGGTCAGTATCACCAATACGCTGGTCGTCACATCTCTAACGCTGCTACTTTCCTCGATTTCGGTGTTCGAGACAGTGGAAGTAGTAGTGGTGATGATAGCAAACCACTTAAGGACCGTAACAGTCCACTACAATCGTTGATTAAGCGGCAAGTTGGTGGCATGTTCGAATGGATTAAGAAGACCCTTGGTCCATTGCTCAGCCCTCCGGGTGGTGGAGAGGACGGACCACAAGGGACTGGAGTTTCTCGTTGGCGTGAATCAGTAGTTAGAGCCTTGAAGGCAAACGGTATCGAACCAAACGACTTCCGTGTTTCTAAAATCTTGGCCACTATCCAACGTGAATCTGGTGGCGACCCTAATGTTCAAAACAACTGGGATAGTAACGCAAGAGCTGGTACGCCGTCCATTGGTTTGATGCAAACTATCGGGCCTACATTTAACGCATACAAGCACCCAGGACACGATAATATCCGTAACGGGTATGACAACTTGCTTGCTGCAATCAACTACATCAAGCACCGCTACGGAACAACAGACGCAGCTTTTACCCGTGTCGCAGCTTACGGCTACGCAAACGGCGGTCTAGTCCGCAAGAATGGTGTTTATGAATTGGCTGAAGGCGATATGCCAGAGTATGTCATTCCTACGGATATTGCCAAACGTGGCAGAGCGTGGCAATTGCTTACTGAAGCAGTGGCACGATTCGCCGGTGATGCACCACAAGGCAACCACGATAGCACTTCAGACCATGAGCGTGTCTCTATGCTAGAAAGCAAGCTAGACATCATGATTGACCTACTCGGTCAATTAGTAACCAATGGTTCTAACCCAATCGAAGTTAGAAATATCATCGATGGTAGAAGTGTGTCAAACGGTCTCGCACCCTTTATGACAAAAGCAACAAACGATTATGAACGCAGACAAGCGTTGCTAGGAGGTAACATTATTTGATAGGAATGTCAGTAATTTTTGACGGTAAGAACTTAACCGAATTATTTAATGAGGGGCAAGGGCGTACCGTTCCAGTGGATGTCACGAAAAATGTGGCATCTAACTTCAATAACAACTATCAAGACCAAGGGCGTAGACGCTATGGTCAGCAATTCCTATATAGCACCTTGTCAGTCAAGCAGATTCAAGTATCGTTTACCCTAGTCGGCAACTACGACTACTTTAATACCATCGCTGAAACATTGGGCGGTTATCTGAATGTAGATAAACCAAAACCATTGATTTTCGGTGATGAACCTAACAAGGTTTGGGAGGCTATTCCGTCTGGTCAAGCGTCCTTAACAGTGGATAAGAACACAGCACCGATTACCGCAACAGTAACGGTTACGTTTGATGTTCCAAAAAGTTATGGCGAGAACAAGGCGCAAGCTTTGGTAAGTAGCGATGGTGAAACTAAGTACGGCAGTATTAAGAAGGTTTCAACCGGACACTACAAAGCTACTTTGAAAAACTTTGGCACGGCTGAAACATACCCAGACATTAAGCTGAAGTTTAACTCGGATAATGGTTGGGTTGGTATTGTCAAGTCTTCTAGTGAAAGCTATGAGATTGGCAATCCTAACGAAGCTGATACACGAACAGTTAAGCAGTCTGAAATTCTGTTTGACTACGTTTCTAATAACTGGATTACCAATGGGTTTGCGGTTGGTGTAAAAAACCAAGGGCGTTTTAACGACAACTTGCAAAGTTTGAATGGAACGCTTGCGATTGATAACGCATGGGGCAGACCCCACATTGCCTTAACCAATCGAGGTAGCGGCTCCAATCTCTTGCGTGGTAGCTCGATTACGTGGGAGATTCCGGCGGACAGCAACCGAGAAAAAGGCTCACTGTATGAGTATATGTGGTGGAGACAGATTTTCTGGTTGGGTGCATCCAACGAGTGCGGATATATCAAGATATCCGTAACGGATGCAAACGGCACATTTCTCTATGGCGTGGAAACCCTTAAACATGTCAATGGTCTAGGTTGCGAATATCGTTTCCTTGCTAGTGATGGTAACGGTAGTTATCGAACACTAGACAGAAAATCATTCTGGGGGACGCATGTCATGACACAGAACCCATTCAATGAGCCACAAGGCTGGTCGGATATGCAACGCTTTGATGATGAAATACAATTTTATTATCAAGGCGGATATCCTAGATTTAAAATTCCTGAGATCAAAGGGAAGAAATCGGCAAAGATTAGCGTTGGTTTCTTTGGTATTGGAGATGCACCTCTTGTAACTCACATGTATCTGGACAGTTTTGTCTATCGAAAAGACTATGTGAATAAAGAGGAAGACATCCCTAACCGTTTCCGTAAGGGCTCTATCCTTGAAATAGACATGGCAAAAGGGAAAACCTTTGTTGATAACTTGCCAGCGTCTAACGAGTTAACATATCTATCCGAGCCGTTCAGCATTGGTACGGGTGAAACTGAAATCGACATCTACACGTCTAGTTGGACAAGGACTGACCCAACGATTGAAATTACTTGGAAGGAGCGTTTTGTTTAATGCAAATCTGGATTCATGATAAAAATATGCGCAAGGTGTGTGCGTTGAATAACAACGTTCCTGGCATGTTGCCATATTCGAATAGTCAATGGCATCCTTACCTTGAATACTCAACCAGCACATTCGATTTTACAATTCCTAAAATTGTCAATGGGAAACTGCACGATGATGTCAAATATATCAAAGACGATATGTTTGTTTCGTTTTATTACGATAATTCCTACCAAGTTTTCTATGTGTCACAATTAGTCGAGAATGATACGACATTCCAAGTGACATGTAATAACACAAACTTGGAACTGGCACAAGAGCAGTCAATAGCCCTTAAGAGCGACACTGCCCAAAGCATCGCATGGTATTTGGAACACCTTGAAATTCTAGGGTTTACAAACCTTGAAATTGGTGTCAATGAGGTATCAGACAAGACACGAAAACTTGAATTTGAGCCACAAGACACAAAACTGGCGCAGTTACACAGTCTCATGTCTAAATTCGATGCTGAATTTGCATTTCGTACCGAATTGAATCGAGACGGTACGATTAAGCGTTTCGTGATTGATATCTACCAGATTCCAGACGAAAACCACCACGGTATCGGTAAGGCTCGTGGGGATGTGGTGCTACATTATCAAAATGAACTCAAGGGCGTTCAAGTCTCTAGCGATAAGACCCAGCTATTCAATGCTGGTGTATTTACCGGTGCGGATGGTGTTAACCTTGAGAGCGTGGAGTTTGAGGAAAAGAACGAGTTAGGGCAAGTAGAGTTCTACTCAAGGCGTGGCAGTAGCTATGTGTTTGCCCCATTGTCTAGGGAACGCTACCCATCTACCATGAATCCAGATAACGCTGATAACTGGACACGCAAGGACTTCCAAACTGAATACAAGGATGTTAACTCTTTGAAAGGTTATGCCTTGCGTACCATCAAACAGTACGCTTATCCACTCATGACCTACACGGTTGATGTTCATTCTAGCTTCATGGAGAGCTACAAGGATGTCAATTTAGGCGACACTGTTAAAATTATCAATAATAATTTTAGGGGTGGTCTAGCCCTCGAAGCTCGTGTTACTGAAATGGTGGTTAGCTTTGACATGCCGTTGAATAACTCGGTTGTGTTTTCGAATTACCGTAAAATTGTCAACAAACCATCCAACGATTTGCAACAGCGTATTGATGAAATCGCAGCAAGGGCCTTGCCGTATCGTGTCGAGATCACAACCACCAATGGTACAGTGTTTAAAAACGGTGTTGGTCGCTCGACTGTTCGACCAATCTTGAAACAAGGCGATAAAACTGTTAATGCAACGTGGCGTTTCGTAATTGACGGTGTCATAAAATACGTGGGTATGACCTACGACATGGTAGCGTCACAGATTACCCAACCGACAGCGTTGACGGTTTCCGCATGGGTAGATAACAAAGAAGTAGCTTCAGAAGAAGTTACTTTTTTAAACGTCTCAGACGGTAGAAATGGTACTCCCGGACCAAAAGGAGACAAAGGCGACCAAGGCCCAAAAGGCGATAGAGGTAACGATGGCTTACCCGGGAAAAACGGTGTAGGCTTGAAATCTACCACTATCACTTATGGAATGAGCGACAATGAAACCACCATGCCTACGAGCTGGACTTCCAATCCGCCAATTTTGGTTAAAGGTAAATACCTTTGGACTAAGACACAGTGGATGTATACGGACTTATCTAGTGAAACTGGATACCAGAAAACATACATCCCACAGAATGGTTCTAAGGGTGATGATGGCCTTCCGGGAAAAGATGGCGTGGGGCTAGTAAACACCACGCTACGTTATGCGAAATCAGCGGACGGTGTTAATAAACCGTCTGGGGTTGTGGTGGCTAATTTCCCTAACGAGATTAAGCCTAATCGGTCAATCGTTGATAACAACGTCGTTACTGATTTCAAAGTTCGGTTAGAACAAGGTAAGACCTACATCTTATCTGCCGAAACTAATGGCACATTTACCAGTCAGCACAATCCAAACCAATCGAGTGACAACGCTACGATTTGGCTTGTCAATCCAAATTTCAGTACGTGGGTAGTGATTTCTGATAGCAACACAGCTAATGGTACGAGATACACTCACAACCGCCCGACTGGCGAATACAATATCCGTGTTAATGGTTACAAAGCTGATAATTCGACATGGATTAAAAACATCGTATTCGAGGACGGTACATGGTCACCAGACATTCCAACGGTCAACCCCGGTGAATACCTATGGACTAGAACAACATGGTTCTATTCAGACGGTACGAGCGAACAAGGGTATTCTGTCGCTAAGATGGGGGAACAAGGGCCTAAAGGCTTGCAAGGTGAACGTGGTCCGCAAGGACTAACCGGTCCACAAGGCTTGCAAGGTCCAAAGGGTGACCAAGGTATCCCTGGGGTTAAAGGTGCTGATGGTAGAACAGAGTACACCCATATAGCCTATGCTGATACCGTTTCTGGTGGTGGATTTAGTCAAACGGATACTAATAAACCATTCATTGGTATGTACCAAGATTTCAATACTGCCGATAGTCGTAATCCGCAAGACTATCGTTGGTCTAAGTGGAAGGGTAGCGATGGACGGGATGGAATCCCTGGTAAGGCTGGGGCAGACGGACGAACACCTTATGTCCATTTTGCCTATGCCGATAGCGCCGATGGTCGAAGTGGTTTCAGTTTGACCCAGAATGGTAACAAGCGCTATTTGGGTGTATGTACCAACTTCAACCAAGCAGACAGCACAAACCCAGCTGATTATGTTTGGAATGATATGGTTGGTAGCGTTTCAGTCGGCGGTGAAAACCTTATCCGTAACTCAGCTTTTCCGGATAATTTGGACGGTTGGGGATTCTGGGAGGCATCACAACCTAACGCTAATCTATCCTTTTTCAACCATGCGTTTTACTATAACGGTGCTAAACCGATGTTCTATCTTAAGGCATCAACATCATCATTAGTTCCAGCGTCTACGCTACGTTTTTCGGTAAAACGAAATACCGATTATTCGTTCAACATTCAAACGTTTGCCACTGGAAACATCAAGGGTGTAGATATCTATTTTTTGGGACGTAAGTCAAACGAAACGAACAAAACGTTTACTAAAGTAGTTAACTTCAAATCCCATAACGGCTCGCCATCGACAAACGGGCTAGCTAAGTGGCATCTAACTTTCAATTCTGGTGAATGTGACGAAGGCTTCATTCGTATTGATAACACCGGCACTACTAACGGCAGTGAGTCGTTACTATTCTTTACTGAATTGGACTGTTATGAGGGTACGACTGACCGAGCATGGCAAGCGTCACCGAAAGACCTAGCTAGTCAGTTAGACGGTAAGGCTGATAGTGCGTTGACGCAAGACCAGATTAATAAACTGAATGAGCTTAACTCAATCGTACAAGCGGAGCTGAAAGCTAAGGCTAGTCTATCGGTGGTCAACCAGTGGGTGAAGGCTTATCAAGATTTTTTGTCAACCAATCAAGAGAACAAGAATAAAACCGAAAAAGCCTTGATTGAAGCTAGTCAGCGGATTGTGAAACTGCAAAATGATTTAGGCGAAACATCTCAGCGTTGGAACTTCCTTGACAATTACATGCGAGCATCCAACGAGGGCTTGACGATTGGTAAAAACGATGGTTCTAACTCGGTTATGGTTTCGGACAATCGAATCTCTATGTTCAGTTCAGGTAATGAAGTAATGTATATCGACAAAGGTGTCATTCACATACAAAATGGTATCTTCTCGAAATCCATTCAGATTGGGTATTATCGTGAAGAACAAGACTTAATTGACCCGAACCGAAACGTAATTAAATGGGTAGGAGGTAATTATTAATGGCTGGAGGGAAAGCGATTCTGCGTGCGTATGAAGCTAGCACGAACATTGATAGGAATACATCTCAAGTGCGTTTACAGCTCTATTGGGAAAACGGAGATACTAAAATTTCTGGTGTTCCTTGGGAAGCGTACATCGATTATGACGGCGGGAAACGTTTATCAAATTCTGGCACATTAACTGTTGAGCCTAATCAAACAGCTATGTTGATTGACCAAGAGGTCACTGTCGCTCACGATGGAGACGGGACACGCACAATTTACTACCGTGGAGAATTCAAGAATAAGAGTAATAACAAGGTGATACCTATTAATAATGCAAGTCTCACCTTGACCACTATTTCCCGTGCCAGCTACGGTGCGGATGTGACGGCTGAAATTGCCAAACCAGTGACCATCAACATTACTAAACGTGAAGCGTGGATGAGACATTCCATTTGGGTGCGTGTTGGTGATTGGGAACAGAAAATCGCTGGGGATAATATTGATACCAGCTATACATGGACACCGCCTATTGATATCGCTAATCAATTTCCGAACTCGATAAGTGGAACGGGCACGATTACTTACATCTCGTATGCTGACGGAATTGAAAGGGGAAGGGATATCCGGAAAATCACGGTCAATGTCCCGACCAATCTTTTTAAGCCGGGGTTCACTGGTTTCAATCTATCGGACACAAACCCCGTGACACAAAACCTCATTCCTAGCCCTACGCATTTTGTTAGCACGCTATCTCGCATCAAGGTTGGGTTTGACGGGGCAAGAGGTGCAGCAGGGGCGTCCATCACTGGATACTATGCAGAAATCGTTAGCGGGGACACTTCCGCTCAAACAAACGGCGGTATTCTAACTGTACCGACAACGATGACCGACAAGCAAATGACTGTTAGGGCTAAAGTCCAAGACAGTCGGGGGTTGTGGTCTGATTGGCGAGAACAGCCTATAACAGTGCTAGCGTATTTCAACCCAACGCTACGTTTTGAAGCTAAACGAACGGGCGAAAAATTAGACACGATTACACTGAAACGGTTCTTAAAGGTTGCAGCCTTGTCCGTCAACGGCACACAAAAGAACACAACCAAGTTGACTTTTAAAACAAGGAAAGTCAGAACGGATACTTACACGACTGATAGCACGAACGAATGGCAGAATATTTCTGAATTAAATGGTTCGGATGTTAATCTTAATGGCAAGTATCCAGCCGATACCTCATGGGAAGTGTTGGGGCGTGTTGAAGATAAATTCTCATACACAGAATTTGTTATCACGGTGTCAACAGACAAGGTGGTAATGAGCTACGAACGTGACGGTGTCGGTATAGGTAAGTACCGTGAAATGGGAGTGTTGGACGTTAACGGCTTGATTTACTCAGACCGCAAACAGATACAGCACCACAAACTGACCGAGCCGAACGGTGCAGCGATTGATAACAAGGTAGCTAACCTAAACGATTATAGAACCACTGGTTTTTATTCGATTTTAGGTAACTATAAAAACCATCCGGCACAAGGCGAGGGCGGTTTTTTGGAAGTCGTTGAAAGTGTTTCTGGATATCATCAAACACTAACGACTGTTTCTGGTCGCATGTTTAAACGAACGGTAACCAATAATTCTAACGGCTCGTGGATTGAGTACACGCCTAAGCCGGAGAAAGAGGAAAAACCAGAGCCACCGTTTATTAAACGAACAGTCGATTTTGGTTGGGGTGTTAGAGCGTTCTTCGTCAAAAAAGGCTCGGTAGTAACTGCTAGTCTTTTCCGTGATGCTAACGAGGTCGGTGTCTATGAATACGGAAAAATGGATAACAATACCGTTCCAGAGGGTTTTAGACCGGCTACGGAAGTGCACCTTGTCGCTAACAAGAACATCGGTACTGGTCATGCTGGTGTGGCAGTCTGGCACCTTGCCTCAGACGGTTCGATTAGGCTTACCAATCAATCTAAAGACCGTGCCATCTATTCCGGCACAGTCACATATCTAACAGAGGATAATTAAGAAAGGAAAAATAATTATGTCACTTAAAATTACAAAACAACGTACAATCAATGCAGAATTTAACGTCGAAGAAGAAGGAGCTACAATCCTTGTCAAACAGACATTTATTAGTGTAGATTCCAATGCGGTTTCTACCGTTCAAGAAAATCTTCTAAACGCTGAACTCTATGCAAAACACCGTCAAGAAATGCGTACAGACGAACGTGCATTGCGTGAGTTGCGTTATAAAGTAGAAGATGAAATCTTGGCAGATACTACTACAGGAGCGTGATAGATGCAGAAACCAGACGGCATCTTTGGCGTCTTTGAAGTCGTCAAAGATTTCTACGAACATGGCATAGACGAACATCTATGGGTGTTCCTACTCATGCTTGTTATCGTTGCTGATATCGTGTTGGGCGTTTCAAGGTCATGGGCTTTCCACGAATTTTCGAGCCGTAAGTTTCGAAAAGGGTTGGTTAGCCACACGGCTATGTTGATTATCGTAATGGTATCCTATCCGTTTATGGTTTTCATGAATTTAGGCGGTGCTATGGATGCTTTTATTTTCGCCATGCTATCAGCGTACGGGGCTAGTATTTTGGCTAGCTTATCGGCTCTAGGGGTTGAAATTCCCTTCATTGACAGATTTGTCAAGAAAAATATTGATAAGGATAAATTTAATCTTACCAAGGAGGAAGAAGAAAAATGATTAATTTTAAACTACGTTTGCAAAACAAAGCTACTTTGGTAGCTCTTATCTCAGCAATCTTTTTGATGTTGCAACAATTCGGGCTTAATATCCCTAGCAATATCCAAGAGGGAGTAAATACTTTCGTTGTGATTTTGGTAATCTTGGGTATCGTAACTGACCCAACTACTAAGGGCGTAGCAGACAGTGAACGTGCATTAAACTATAACCAACCTCGTG